AATGTAATTACTACCCCTGTCTTTGGAACAGGAGTAAGTGCAGGCAAATATATGTATAAAGTACCTTTAACCACATCAAGTGCAAACTATAATGATGGTACAATTACAACTTTGAAGTATTATGTAGGTGCAACATTGACCTATTCATCAATATTTAATGTAACTCCTATCTGCGAGAATAAATATACACCAGTGCAATGTTCATTCATTAATCGTTTTGGTGGTTGGCAGTTTCTTACATTCTTTAAGGCACAAATAAATCAGTTAACGGTATCAAGTACAATGTATAACTTGCTTCCAAGTGCTTATAATTATAATGTCTACAAAGGACAAACAAAAGCATTTAATTTTAATGCAAGACAAACAGTTACTTTAAACACAGGTTTTGTTCCTCAAAATTATTCAGATCTAATTCAAGATTTAATGTTAAGTGAAGTTGTACTATTAGACAACAAACCTGTAACTTTGAAGACAAGTCAAACAGATTTAAAGACAACCATTCAAGATAAGAATATCAATTATACAATGGATTTTGAATATGCCTATAACTTATTAAATAATGTAATATGATTAATGTAAGCATTTTTGTTTATGGGGATGATGGATTAGCAAGAAGACTTGAATTGTTTGAAGATGAGAACATCTCAATCAATAGTTCAATCCAAAATATAAATGATATTTCTAAGGTCTTTACAGATTTTAGTCAATCGTTTACAATACCTGCAACAAAGAACAATAATGCTATTTTTAAACATTGGTATGAAAATTCTTTAGATTCTGCATTTAATGCCACTAAAAGAAAAGATGCTTACATTGAGATTGACACATTACCATTTAGAAAAGGAAAGATTCAATTAGAAAAGGCAAGTTATAAAAAAGGAGATATTGATAATTACACATTGACTTTCTTTGGATCTCTTATTTCTTTAAAGGATAAGTTTAATAATAGATTTTTAAGGGACTTTGATTATTCAGCATATAACTTTACATATTCGGGTTCATTAGTTAAAACAAGAGTTACTGGTAATGTTGCACTTGATGTTAAATTTCCTTTAATATCTTCAAAGAATGTTTGGCAATATAATACTAATGGAACAACTCAAAGCAATTACGACATAAGTAAAATAGGAACTCCAATTTCTTATTTGGATTTATTCCCAGCAATGAGAATAAGCAAGATACTTGATTCTATTGCAACACAAATAGGAATTACATTAAGTGGAACTTTTTTAAGCAATCCAAAATTTACAAATGCGTTCTTGTGGCTAAAAAATACTGATTCATTTATCCAAAAAGGATTTGATAATAGAATATATTTTCAAACTAAAACAAGTACAACAGGAACTTCAGATATTTTTGATTTATCAACTAATGTTTTAAATTTTGTTCAACCTGTTGCACCAAATTTTGTTAGTAATTCTTACATTGATATTGACTTTACAAGTGGATCTGGCATTAGTTTTATTTTTTCTGTTTATAAAAATGGAATTAAAATTAATGAACAAACTGCTCTTACAACTCCAGCAGGTTTTCCTATAAGATTAAATGTTGCATTAATTGATTCTGGAACATATACATTTTATGTATCTTCAATAACACCATTAACATTTACATCCGTTTATTATTTATCAATAAATAGTGGTTCTGGCACAAGTGCAGATGTAACAGTTACGCAAAGTACTGCACAAACAACTTCTGTTACTTTGAATGTTGGGGATTATATGCCAGAATTAAAAGCAGAAGATTTCTTTAGTGGTTTGTTAAAAATGTTTAATCTTACTTGCTATTCTAATGATGGGGTTACTTATTATGTTGAACAATTAGAGGAATGGTATTCAGCAGGTCAAACCTATGACATATCAGAATATTGTCAAACAGATGAAATAGATTTAGAAAGGGTAAGACCTTATAAGACTTTTAATTTTAATTATGAGGAATGCGAAAACTTATTAGCAACAAGATTTTTATCTCAATCTGATATACCTTATGGAGATTTAAAATATGAGATTGATAATGATGGTGAAGAATATTCAATTGAATTGCCTTTTGAAAATATGCCATTTACTAAATTCACAGATACGAATTTACAAGTAGGATATTCTATTAAATCTGATTTAACTGCTTATATACCCAAGCCTGTTATTCTTTATGATTATGGAGTGATTCAAACTTTGACATCTCCAAAAACATATTATTTTGATGATGGTACATCAAGTGCAACTGCCACAACTTATAATTTATTTGGACAAGATACTTTAGTATCGAGTGCCGTTAGTACTATTAATTGGGGAGCAGAGCAATCAAGTTTTACAAATAATGTTGAACCTAATAGTTTGTTTAGCAATTACTATTCAGTATATCTTACAAATACATTTAATCAGAAGGCAAGACTAATGAAGATTAAAGCAATTTTACCGATATTTCTATTATCAAAACTTTCATTAAATGACAAAATAGTTATTAGGGATAAACGATATATTATTAATTCATATCAAACAGAATTAACAACTGGAGAAACAAGTCTTGAATTAATGTCTGATTTTAGAGCAATTACTTTAAGTGCGACAACAACAACAACTACTGCAACTCCAACGACTACTACGACAAGTACAAGTACAACAAGCACCACAAGTACTACTACAAGTACTACAACTGCTGCACCTACAAGTACAACAAGTACGACAACTACAACAAGCACAACTACTGCTGCACCTACAACATATTACAAACTTGATTCTTGTTCAGCGGGTTATGGTCAATTGTACACATCAATAGTACCTAATTTAGTAAGTCAAAGATATATTGATTCGGTTACTCAAGTATTCTATGTTTGGGATAATACCACAACAACTTCACCAGCCACCATAGGTAGTAATATCCAATTAGTTTTTGCGCAACAAAATTGCCCAACTACAACTACTACAAGTACTACTACTACTACATTAGCTGGTGTTAATTTTACAATTTCAAATGCTTGTTCTGGTGGATCTGGTACGGTTACAATTAATTCATTTAGTGGAGGTAGTGGTACTTATGAAGCATCCGATGTCGTTTATACATCACAAGTAAATGCTTACATAGGAAATTTTGTTAGTGCTACTGCACCTAAAAATTATAATGGTGTTGCCGATGGTACATGGTGGATTGCTTTAAGAGATGCAAATAATACAGGTAATGCAATTGCTAAATCAATTGTAGTAAGTTGTGCAACGACAACAACAAGTACAACAACAACTACAATACAAGTAGTTTGGTATAGGCTTCTTGCTTGTAGCAACGGGGATACTTTATATTCTCAACCTTATAACATTGGAACTTTTAGTTTAAATGATCGTGTAACATTTGGAGGTGCATTTTTTACGGTTGAAGAAGTTAGATTCAATCAGCCAGCAGGCAATTTAATTGCTATAAGTGCAACAGGATTAACAGGATGTCCAGCGACTACTACAACTTCTACAACGACAAGTACTACTACAACTACTACTGCTGCTCCTGTATTTACATATTTAAGATATGATGTTGATGGTAATTGTGGAACTTTTAATCCAATACCATTTTTCTCATATAATAATTATGCAAACGGATTCTATTACTTAAATGGTGAAGGCACTTTAAGATATTTATCTTCTTCTGCACATAGTAACTTTACTAATCAAATTAATAGTGTTACAGGAGGTTCTTGTGCAACGACAACCACCACCACAACTACTGCCGCACCAACGACAACAACTACGACTACGGCAGCACCTACAACTACTACGACAACAACAACTTGTCAACCTTATGGAACTTATATAGGTGAATTTTGTGGAGGCGCACCAGACTTTAATAAGATTGGTATTTTTGCAGATGGTAATTGTGGAACTTATAATTCGGTTATAGCTTATAACGATCCTGCTTGTGGTTACACAACTACAACTACGACAACAACGGCAGCACCAACCACCACCACTACAACTACAACTGCTGCACCAACGACAACGACAACTACTACTGCTGCTCCAAATTGTCAACAATATACTTTAAACAATTATGATCCTGATTATTCTGATTATTATGATTTCCAATCTTGTAATGGAACATGGAATTATAATGTAGAATTACAAGCAAATGGAAACGTAACTATTTGCGCAAGAGTAGGAACGGTAACTGCTGGAGGTGCAATAAGTGTAAGTTTAGCACAAGGAACTTGTACATAATATGAGATATATATGTTGTCAACCTGCGAATGATTATTATTTATGGCAAATCGAAACTGTCATAAATAATTTCATGTCGCATGGAATTAACCCTAATCAAATAGATATTGTATTGGGTTATAATAATGAAGATTTAACCAAGTGGAAAATCTTACAACAACACCATAATACAATAAGGTTTTTTTTCTATAAGGATACAAGAGAAAATGGTAGTTATATTCCTGCTATTTATTTTAATCTTATGAAACAACATCTTGCATCTAATCCTGCATTAAAAGATGAAGTTTTATTTTTACATGATTCGGATATAGTATTTACAGGTACACCAGATTATTCACAATTTGAGAAAGACAAGGTTTGGTATTTATCCGACACAAATAGTTATATTAATTATGACTATATTATGCAGAAAGGTGATGACCTTTTAATTGATATGTGCAGGATTGTAGGTATTGATTGCTTGATTCCTAAACTAATGAATGATCATAGTGGAGGCGCACAATACATAGTAAAGGGAACAGACTTTAATTTTTGGGATAAGGTAGAAAAGGATTCAATTAGTTTATACCAATATTTTATAAACAAAGAACCTTATTATGTACCTAAATATGAAAACGATTATCCGATACAAAAATGGACTGCTGGTATGTGGTCATTGCTTTACAATGCGTGGTTCTTTGGACATCAAACGAAGGTAGTTAAAGAATTAGATTTTGGATGGTCTACAAACGATATATCAGATTCAGTTAAATACAAGATTATTCATAATGCTGGAGTTACTGATTCAAAAAGTGGTATGTTTTATAAAGGGGAATATGTAAATAAATTACCATACAATACAAATTTAGATTTAGATAAGAATAAAAGTAGTTATTATTATTACAACGAAGTGCAAAAAGCAGGTTTAAATTCACCATTACTTTAAATAAATATTATGCCACATTCGTATCATTATGGGAAACCAGATGCAATTGATTTTATTTTAAAAAATACTACTAAAGATTCTAAAATTTTAGATGTTGGTGCAGGTGTTGGAACTTATAGTGATTTATTAAAACCACACGGATATGATATTGATTGCATTGAAGTATATGATAAATACATAGAGGCTTATGATTTAAAATCTAAATACAAAAATGTATTCTGTGATAATATTTTAAATTTTGATGTTTCTGAATATGACTTTGTAATTCTTGGCGATGTGTTGGAACACCTTACAATAGAAGATGCAAAATTTGTGTTAAATAGATGCAAGAATGTTTTAGTTGCAGTTCCTTATATATGTCCACAGGGCGGAGTAGACTTTTATTACAATGAACACCATTTAGTAAATGGATATGAATCACATAAACAAGCAGATTTAACTCCTTTAATTATGCTTACAAGGTATGATAATTTAAGTTTAATTTGGAGCAATGAATTATATGGTTATTTTTCAAATATAAAATGGACAGGTTACTATAATTAATAAGACAAAAACAAACAAAATACGTTTATGATAAAGAATATATTAGATCTGTTAATGGTAAATAATCATTACGGAAAACACGAATCAATAGAGATTGCAAAAGGCAAAAATGAAATTCCAACTGATTGGAAAAAAGCATATAATCAAATAAAAAGAATATGGAGGAGAAAGTAATTACCTTAAAAGTTAAACATAATTTAGACGATGTCGCTAAAAAAGTAGATGACGTAACCCATAAATTAGAAGAAACCAATAAAAAGGTTGAAGATATTGCTGATTCTACCAAGAAAGCCGAAAGCGGAATTGGCAAAATGGCTAAGGCATTTAGTGGTTTAGGCTTAGCAATTAAAGCAGCAGGTATAGGTTTATTGCTTGAAGCATTCCAATTATTTAAAGATACAATAGGGCAGAATCAAAAGGTAATTGATTTATTCAATACATCTATTACTGCAACTAAAATGATATTTTCAGATTTAGTTAAACTTTTATCTGGTGATTTATCTATTAGTAAATTCTTTGATAATGTAGGTAAAAGTTTTAAAAAAGCAACCGATACAACACAACTTGAAAATAATGCAAAAAAGGCAGCAGCAATTCAACAAGGCTTAATTGAAAAATATGATCGTTTAGCCGAATTACAAAGACAGATTCGTGATAATGATACTTTATCTATTCCAGAAAGAATTAAAGCAAATACAAGATTAGGGCAAATATTAAAAATGCAAAATCTTGAAATGCAAAAGCAAGCAAAATTTCAAATTGATGCGGCTCAAGCAAAATATAATGTTACAAAAAATTTAGAAAATGAAATTGCATTACTTGAAGCAAGAAATAATAAAGAAGCAATTAAAGCACAAATTACTGGTTTAGAAAGTGAGCAATTAGTAAATCTTAATTCATTATTAAATGAGCAAAAAGGTAAAAGGGAAGAAATAAGTCAAAAGAAAGAAGAAGACAGATTAGCAGATTTAGCAAGATTAGATGCGCAGACAAATTCGATGCGAGTCTATGAAGAAAATATTGCAGCAATAGAAATTGAAGCAGAAGCAGACAGAAAATTAAGAGCAGCAGAAAAACAAAAACAAATTGAATTTGAAAATAGCGTTGAATTAAATTCAATGGCTACTTACATGGGTAACATTACTGCAGTAGAAAATGAAGAAGCAGAGAAAAGAAAAAATATTGCAAAAATTGAAGCAGAAGCAAAACTTGGGATACAAGGACAATATATTGCAGCAGTCATGCAGTTTGCGCAAGGATTAAGACAAATTGCTGGGGAAAATAAAGAGTTAGCTATTGCAGGTATTATATTAGAACAATCTGCAGCCGTTGCAAGTATTGCTTTAAATGCCAAAAAAAACTTTGTTAAAGATGGAGGTGTTACAAGTCCATTGGCATGGGTTGGATTAGCAGGATCAGTAGCAGCAGGTTTATCTGCAGTTGCTGCAGGTGCAAAAGGAATTCAAGATATTAGATCTGGAACTGCAAGTGGATCTAATATGTCTTTTGGAAATCCACAAATGACACCAAGTTATTCTACTGCACCACAATTTAATGTTGTTGGAGCAAGTGGGGTAAACCAAATTGCACAAGTTGTAGGGCAAGGGCAACAACCAATCAAGGCTTATGTTGTTTCATCTGAAGTAAGTTCACAACAATCTTTAGACAGAAATAAAGTAATGAGTGCAAGTTTAGGTTAGTGAAAATGTAACAAAATTTTAAATATACGTTTATACATCATGAAAATCATAGAATTAATAATTTCAAATGATGAAGATGGGATTGAAGCAATAAGTTTGGTTGATAGACCTGCTATTGAAAGCAATTTCATTACATTAGCTAAAGAGTACGAAATGAATTTAGCTGAAGTAGATACTGAAAAGAAAATATTAATGGGACCAGCATTGATCCCTAATAAAATGATTTTCCGTAAAGATGGAGATACAAAATATCAAGTCTTCTTTTCTGAAAATACAGTAGAGCAAGCAAGCCAAATGTATTTAAAGAATGGTAATCAATCTAATGCTACATTACAACATCAAACTAAAGTAGATGGAATGTCATTGGTTGAATCATGGATAATTACAGATCCAGAAATGGATAAATCTAAATCTTATGGATTTAGTTTACCTAAAGGGACTTGGATGGTATCAATGAAAGCTGATAACGAAGAAATTTGGTCAAAGGCAAAGAGTGGTGAGATTAAAGGATTTTCTATTGAAGGATACTTTGCTGATAAATTATCTTTGGAATTATTGCCAGAGATTAATGATGAAGAATTAGTAAATCAAATTTTAAATATATTAGAAAATGAGTAAAGATAAAACATCAAGTCCAAAAGGTGGCAATCGTGGATGCTTATGTCCAGATGGAACATATAGTATTGAATGTTGTGATGGTGAGTTACAATCACAAGGAGTGGGTTCATTAGTTCAAAGTGTTCCGTCTAATGTAGTTAATACAAATGTACCAAGAGTTTTAATCACAACAAGCAACTAAAATGAGCATAGAAAGCAAAGTATTTGAAGCATTATCTACAAAGGTACAGGCAGAATCTAAAAAAATCGAATTTGCTTTAGTTGATGATATAGAAAATTATAAAAATCAAATGCTTAAATTATCTCAATCTGCTCAAGCACAAATGTTTTTAGCAGAAAGAGAAGTAAGTGATTATGGTAAATTGGCAGGGGAAGTTAAAGGATATGCTACATTAATATTACAGGATATTGCTCAATTAGAAACAAAAACAAAAGAAATAGGAATTGATTTGCCTTCTAATATATTGCAAATAAAAAATATGGCAAAAGAATATTTTGCTAAAGGAGGTGCAATTGAAAAATTTGCATCGAGTTTTAATGTAGAATCAGCAGGTAAATTTTAAAATAATATGAGCATAGAAAATAAGGTATTTGAAAAATTATTTAAATTATCATCTCAAAAAGTTGAATTGGGTTTAATTGAAGATATTAGAACTCAATTAGATAAAGCATTTCCATTTACTGAAATTCAATCAGAAGTTATTGCAATTGAAAATAAAATTAAAAAAGCATTGCCATTATATGAATCAGTAATTAAACAAACTGAGAATGGGATTATAAAATTAAAAGATTTAGGGATTGATGGAGGTTTAATTTCTTCATTAAATAAGCAAAATGCAGAAGCAAAAAGTAGTTTAAAATCTGCACAAGCAATGATTAGTTATTTACAGAAAGCGATTTAAAAGAGTAATTAATTAAATATATATATGGAATACAAAAGCACAAAAAATCGAGTTAAAGCAGCATTAGGCTTTCAGATTAATTTGGCGCAGATGAAGTTAGAAGATGGAATCACCATTATCGAGGCTGAAGAATTTGCACCAGACTTTTCTGTTGGTATAGTTACTGCCGAAGGTGTTGTACCTATGCCAGTTGGCGAGTACACATTAGAAGATGGAATGGTTTTGGTAGTTGCAGTTGAAGGTATTATAGCCGAAGTTAAAGAGGCTACACCTGCAGAAGAAGCAGCACCAGAAGTAGAAGTTGAAGTGGAGGCTAATGCAGCACCACAAGCACCTGCACCACAAGCAAAACGAGTGGTTGAATCAGTTAGCAAGGAAACTTTCTTTGCAGAAATTGAAAAATTAAGAACTGAATTGTCTTTACAGATTAATGAAGTTAAAGCAGAAAATGAATCTTTAAAATCAGAAAAAGAAGCATTGGAAGTTAAATTAAATTCTCAAGAAGAAGGTGCTGAACCAATTGTTCAGAATCCAGAAGCAGAGGAAAAAGTGCAAGGATTTTCTTTTGGTCAAAACAGACCAGAAACAATCCAAGATAAAGTTTATGATAAAATGTTCAACTAATTAAATTTAAAATAAAAAATGGCTACTACAACAAGTATTACCACAACCTACGCAGGTGAATACGCAAATAAAATCATTGCGGCTTCATTGCTATCTTCACCTACTATCGATCGCGGTGGTATTGAAGTAAAACCAAATGTACGTTTTAAGCAAGTTATCAAAAGAGTTGGTACAGATGCCATCTTGAAAAATGCTACTTGTGATTTCGATGCTACATCGACAGTTACTTTGACTGAAAAGATTTTACAACCAGAAGAATTTCAAGTTAACTTGCAATTATGTAAGAAAGACTTTGCATCTGATTGGTTATCTGTAGAGCAAGGATTCTCTGCTTTCAAAACTTTGCCTAAGTCTTTTGCTGACTTTTTAGTTGCACACGTTGCTGCTAAAGTTGCTGCTAAGAACGAAACTAATATCTGGGAAGGTGTTACTGCTAACGCAGGTGAGTTTGATGGTATTTCTACATTATTGGCTGCAGATGCTTCATTGCCTTCAGGACAAGAAATTGCAGGTACTACTGTTGCTTCAGGAACAATCATTGCTGAATTAGGAAAGATTGCAGATGCTATCCCATCTTCTTTATACACTAAAGATGATCTTTACATCTACGTTTCACAATCAATTGCTCGTGCTTACATTCGTGCTTTGGGTGGATATGGTGCTTCTGGCTTAGGTGCTAATGGTACTAACGCAATGGGAACTCAATGGTACAACAATGGATCACTTACTTTTGATGGTATCAAGATATTTGTTGCAGATGGTCTTGCTTCTACAAAAGCAATTGCTACTCAAAAATCTAACTTGTATTTCGGTACTGGTCTTATCTCTGATTTGACTGAAGTTAAGGTTATTGATATGGCTGACATTGATGGATCACAAAATGTTCGCATTATCATGAGAATGACTGCAGGTGTACAATACGGATTTGCTTCTGATATTGTTACTTACGGTATCACAAATGCTGCTAACTAAAATAAATAGCACCTCATTAATTTGGGGTGCTTATTTTTAACTTTTAAATTCAATCAATATGCCTTGCGATATTTCATTAGGGAGATTAGAACCCTGCAAAACAAGTGTTGGTGGATTAAAAGCAGTTTATTTCATGACTGAAGGGGATGCAACTGGTGTTACTTACGATGCAACAAACACAGATGCTATTACTGCAATTGCAGGAACTCCAATTGGATTCAAATATGATTTGAAAGGATCAAGTTCATTTGAGCAAACCATCAATTCTTCAAGAGAAAACGGAACTACTTTTTTCACACAGACTTTAAATTTAAGTTTAAAGCAATTAACTATCAAAGACCACAAGCAAATTAAATTGCTTTCTTATGGTAGACCTCAAGCAATCGTTGAAGACAACAATGGGAACCTTTTCTATTGTGGTTTGAAAAATGGTCTTGATGTTACAGGAGGTACAATTGTTACAGGTGCGGCAATGGGCGATATGTCTGGCTATACCATTACAATTGTAGGCGAAGAACCAGTACCTGCAAATTGGATTACAACTACTTTAACTGCTGCTGGCGTAACGGTTACATCTGGAGTTTAAGAATTTTTGTTTGTTTGGGTTGAAATTAGGAGGCAGATGCCTCCTTTTTTCGTTAAAAAGAAAACAAAACTACTTTTTTACGTTTATACACTATGATCGTTTTAAAATCTTCTGCAAGCAATCAAGAAGTATCATTTATACCTACAAGATTAAATGATGCCAATTATCTATTTATTAAGAACGAAACAACAAATGTTGAAACAACTCATAAGATAAATTGCAAGAAAAAAAGTTTTTTTAGTACGTTTAAAATGGTTTTTGATTTAGAAGAAGGGCATTTCTATTCTTTTAAAATTAAATACTATGGGGTAATCAATAACGTATTGGATTACCATTTAGTAAGCAACATGAAGGTTTTTTGTACTAATCAATTACCAGATAGTTATTCCGTTAATTCAGGTACATACACAAGCAATACAGATTCAATAATATTCTATGAATAAGAAAGATCATTTAAATTCACATTTTATACAGTTGGAGGCATACTCACAACCTAAAATTGTGGAATCAAAACGAGATAATTGGGTTGAATTTGGAGAGGACAACAACTTTTTCCAATTTTTAATTGACAGATATAACGGATCTACGACAAACAATGCCGTAATAAACAACATTGTTAAGTTGATTTATGGTCGTGGTTTAGATGCTACCGATGCAAGCAAGAAACCTAATGAATACGCACAAATGATTATGCTATTCAGAAAAGATGTTGTCAAGAAAGGTATTTCTGATTTGAAGTTATTAGGGCAATATGCTTTTCAATTAATCTATAATAAACAAAAGACTGAAATTGTAAGAGTTGAACATATACCGGTACAACTTTTAAGAGCAGAAAAATGTAATGCCAAAGGGGAAATAGAGGCTTATTACTATTCTGACAATTGGGAAGACACAAAGAAGTTTGTGCCAAAACGTATTCCTGCATTTGGATATGGTGATAAGACATTGGAGATTCTTTATATTGGTAATTATACGGTTGGACAAAAATATTATAGCAATGTTGACTATGTTGGTTGTATTCCTTATGCTAAATTGGAAGAAGAAATAGCAGATTATTTAATTAACGATGTGCAAAATGGATTTAGTCCTACAAGCATTGTTAACTTTAATAATGGAATACCAGATGAAGAAAAGAGGGAGTTGATTTCAAGACAAGTAACAAAAACATTAACAGGTTCTAAAGGCAAGAAGGTAGTTGTGTCATTTAACAATGATGAAACTAAAAAGACAACCGTTGATTCTGTTCCTTTAAATGAAGCACCAAAGCATTATGAGTATTTGTCAGAGGAATCCAAAACCAAGATACTTTTAGGACATGGTGTTGTAAGTGGATTGCAATTTGGTATTACTACGCAAAACGGATTTAGTTCTAATGCCGATGAATTAAAAAACGCAATTACTTTATTTGACAATATGGTTATTCGTTATTTTCAAGATACTTTTATCGATGGAATTGATAAGGTCTTAGCATTTAACAAAATTAGTTTAAATCTTTACTTTAAGACTTTGCAACCATTGGAATTTATTGATTTAAATCCTAATGTAAGTAAAGATGAATTACAAGAGAAAACAGGTGTTGCTTTGTCTTCACATATCGATGAATTGAATGTAGAAGAATTTGGTGAAGACATTGATTTAAACGAATGGGAATTAGTAGATAGTAGAATAGTTGACCTTGATACAGAAGATCAGTTAGACGCAGAATTAGAGGCATTAAACAACCCTAAAAAATCGTTACTATCAAAGATTTATGAGTTTGTAAGCACAGGAGTTGCAAGACCTAATATTGGTTCAGAGCAAGATGGTAAATTATTCCAATCAAGATATAGATATTCAGGTGATACAACCGAAAAGAGCAGAATCTTTTGCAAGAAAATGACTGCAGCAAACAAACTATATCGTAAAGAAGATATAATGCGAATGAGTCAAAGTCCTGTGAATGAAGGTTGGGGACCCAAAGGTGCAGATACTTATGACATATTCTTGTATAAAGGAGGTGGTGCTTGTCATCATTTTTGGACAAGAGAAACCTACAAAAGATTTATAGATCCAAGAAGAAAAGGATCTGTTGAAGTAACACCAGCACAAGCAAGAAAGCAAGGTGAGATATTACCAAAAAATAATCAATTGGTTTATACAAAACCTATTGATATGCCAAATAAAGGATTTTTACCAAAATAAGATATGGCTACTGCATTGTTAATAAGTAGAGATGAATTAATTAAATATACTGCCTTAAATGGTAATATAGATACAGACAATTTTATTCAATGGGTAAAGTTGGCACAAGACATTCATATTCAGAGTTATTTAGGTACGGATTTATTCAATAAGATAAATGCGGATATTGTTGCCAATACATTAGCAGGTAATTATTTGATGTTGGTTAATGTATATATTAAACCTATGTTAATCCATTGGTCAATGGTTGAGTACTTACCATTTGCAGCATATACAATTGCAAACAAAGGAGTTTATAAGCATGGATCTGAAAATAGTTCTAATGTTGAAAAGTCCGAAATTGATTTTTTAGTAGAAAAAGAAAGATCAATTGCTCAAAATTACACAAGGAGGTTTATTGATTACATGAGTTTTAACAATAATTTATATCCAGAATACAACACAAATAGCAATGCAGACATCTTCCCAAGCAAAGAAAGTGATTTTGTTGGCTGGGTCTTATAAGCCAAAAAAAGAAAACGTAAAGAAATTAAAGGTGTATTTAAAAAAAATAGAAAATGAGTCTTAATTTTAGCCATATAAAAGCCGATACATTTGATCAAGTTAACTTTGAGTTGAAGATCAATACTGTAGCAAAGAATCTTACAGGTGCAGTTATACGGATGCAATTAAGAACTAATCCTAATGATACAACACCTGCTTTGTCATTAACATCTGTAGGTAGTGCAGGAATTACAATCACATCACCTACTACTGGACTATTTAGAATCAATGCTCAAATCATTGACATACCTGTTTATGATTATGAGTACGACATAGAAATTAGGTTTGCCGACAATACGGTTAAGACATACGTTCAAGGAATCTTTTCAATAACCCAAGAAATTACAAGATAATGGCAAACGATATTATTGACATAGTAGTTACCGATAATTCGGATAATGTTCAACTTAATATAACTCCAAATTTAGTTTCAATTAATGTTTCTAATACAAGTGGGAATATTATTGGATCTAATTATTTTTTAGCAAGTTCTTTCGCTGCCTTGCCTGTTACAGGAGATACTACAACTCTTTATGTTACCAATGATACAAGTTTTATGTATCGTTGGAATGGAAGTTCTTATATTCAAATTTATTCAAATCCATCATTAATATGGGGTGGAATAACTGGCACATTAAGCAATCAAACTGATTTACAAACTGCTTTAAATGCAAAAGCACCTTTAGCATCACCTACTTTTACAGGTACGGTAAGTGGTATTACTAAATCAATGGTTGGTTTATCAAATGTAGACAACACAAGTGATGTTAATAAGCCAATTAGTTCAGCAACTCAAACTGCATTAAACTTAAAATATGATGCTTCTAATCCAAGTGGTTATATTAGTGGAATTACAAGTGGACAGGTAACAACTGCATTAGGTTACACACCAGAGAATAGTGCAAACAAAGGTATTGCTAATGGATATGCAAGTCTTGATGGAGGAGGATTAGTTCCTTCTACACAATTGCCAAGTTATGTAGATGATGTTTTGGAATTTGCTAATTTAGCAGGCTTTCCTGCAAGTGGTACAACAGGCAAGATATACGTTGCATTAGACACTAATAAGATTTATCGTTGGTCTGGCTCCGCCTACATTGAGGTTTCTCCTACGGTTGGAACGATATGGGGTGGAATCACAGGAACATTATCTAATCAGACTGATTTACAAAATGCCTTAAACTTAAAATACAATACACCTACAGGAGATACAACTCAATATGTGGCAGGTGATGGAAGTTTAATTACATTTCCTGTATTGGCTTCTGCTGATAAATTAATCTTGGTTGTTAGAAATACAAGTGGTGCAACAATAACTAAAGGTACAGTTGTTTATATTAATGGTGCAAGTGGAAATAAACCAACAATAGCTAAGGCTTTAGCTACTGGCGATGCAACATCTGCTCAGACATTAGGATTAGTTCAAGCAAATATTGCTAACAATTCCAATGGTAATGTCGTATTGGTTGGTTCAGTTATAGACTTAGACACATCTGCATTTACAGAGGGACAACAATTATATTTAAGTGGAGTTACTGCTGGTACTTATACTGCAACAAAAACTCTTGCTCCTACTCACTTAGTTTATGTAGGTGTTATTGCACGCAGTCATCCAACACAAGGTGTTATTGAAGTTAAGATACAGAACGGATATGAATTAGATGAGATTCACGATGTATCAATAATTTCAGAGGCTAATAACGATGGCTTGTTTTATGAAAGTTCTACCAATCTTTGGAAGAATAAATCTATTGCTACGGTTTTAGGATATACACCTGCTAACGCAACAAGCATAAGTGGCACAACAAATACATTGGCTAAATTCACTTCAAGTAGTGCGATTGGTAATAGTAATATTACGGATACAGGTTCTTTGATTACGTTAGGTTCTAATACACAAATTTCAAGTGGTGCTTTAGGAATAGCTAACTCAAGTTTAACAGGATATACTATAAGATTAAGTAAAAACATTACGGGTTCAACTTCATCTTTTGTTGTAAGAAATGAAGGTGTTGTTCAATCTGATGTTACAAGTGATGCAATAGGTTTTAGAAATGAATCTCATACTGCTACTGCTGCATTTACATTAACTAACTATTGGCATTTTTGGGCAAGACAAGGTTCAATAGGAGCAGGAAGTGCTATAACTAATCAATATGGATATATTGTTGATAGCAATATGATAGGTGCTACCAATAACTATGCATTTCAAGGTAACATACCAAGTGGTACAAATAGGTGGAATCTTTATATGGGTGGAACTGCTGCTAACTATTTAGCAGGAGTATTAAACATAGGCACAACTACATTATCAGGTTTTAATTTAGACGTAAACGGTACTGCAAGGGTGCAAAGTTTTACAACAATTAATGCTGCACCTTTAGTTAATGGAGATGCTGCTTTATTTGTTAACCCAACTACAAATAACAGTTCTGCTTCTGCTGCACTTTATGGTATATATAACAATGCCACAGTTAGTACGATAGCTTCTACAAGCAGTTTTACGGGAATATATTCAAGAAATTCTGTAGGAGCAACATTAGTTCAAGCTAATGGAGTTCAAGGCGATGTAAATATTTCTGCAGGAACTACAGCAGTAGCACAAGGTTTTACTGTTAATAGTGCAGTAACAGGAACAGGAGTGGCATCAACATTTATTGGATATAATTTTGCAGATGTATTTAAAGGAGGTAGTGGTGTAGTAACAAGACAATTTGGAATTAGGATAGCTAACCTAACGGCAGGAGGTACTGCAAATGTTGGTATATTATTTAATAATGCTTCAAATACTACCGTTAGTGGAACTTGGGATATTTACGCTCAATCAGGAAACACATCATATTTGGCAGGTAAATTATTATTAGGAACTACCACCGATGCAGGCTTTAAATTAGATGTTAATGGTACTGCAAGGGTGAGTGGTGCTTTTACTGCAACAGGTAATGGTTCTTTTAATGGTGTTGCTATTGGTTTAGGTAATACTACTAATACAAGCAATAGTAATACTGCAATTGGTATAGAAACGTTGCAAAGCAACACAACTGCAATAGGTTGTACTGCAGTTGGGCAATCAGCATTAAGAAATAACAACGGAAGCAATAATAGTGCTTTTGGTCGTAATACTATGAGGTTAAATACTTCAGGTGTTAATAATAGTGCTTTTGGTACTGAAGTTTTATATACGAATAATGGTGAAGGTAATTCAGCTTTTGGATATCAATCTATATACTATAATACAAGTGGCTCTTATAATTCAGTTTTTGGTTTTCAATCGTTAAATTCTAATACAAGTGGTTCTAATAATTCAGTTTTTGGAAGTAATGTTTTACAATTAAACACAACAGGAAGCAATAATATAGCTATTGGTTTTTCAGCAGGAAGATTTACTGTAACAGGAACAACTGCTAATACAATTACTAATAATTCAATATATTTAGGTTATAATACTAAAGCACTTGGAGATAATCAAACTAACCAAATTGTTATTGGATATGATGCTGCAGGCTTAGGCTCCAACACTACTGTGTTAGGTAATAGTAGCACAACTCAAACTGCCATCTATGGTAGCTTAACATTAGGTACTACCAGCTCTGCTGCTTCTGCTTTATTACAAGCAGATTCAACAACCAAAGGGTTTTTACCGCCAAGAATGACTACTACGCAGAAGACTACAATTGCAACTCCTGCAACAGGTTTAGTAGTTTACGACACAACTTTAAATAAATTATCAGTTTATACTGGAGCCGCTTGGGAAACAGTAACATCTTTATAAAAAATATTAATATGAAACTAATTAACGAAGTATCAATCTGGGACAATGGTGTTAACAAGAAAGCAACAATCCTAAATGCTTATGTAGTCAACTTGATTCTAAATCAATCAGCAACTTTTTACTACGGATTATCTGCTCAAAATGAAGATGGTTCAATAGGTGAAACATTAACACAAGGTAATTTATCAATGACAGGAGAGGATTATACTCAATGGGTTATTGATAATGATGCTTGGGATTACATTGCTAAATCATTAAATCTTGTTATTACAGGAGATTATATTGCACCTGTAATACAAAATACTGAATTATCATAGTACATTTATATTAATTTTTTAATCTAAACAACAAAAAAATGAAAGTTGATTTAAATTTTGACCTATCCGAATTGGATGGAACACCGGCACAAGGAATTAATCTTGGCAAAATTATTGCAGGCGCATTAGTTCAACAAACTAAAGGCGATGCGTTAAAGTTTTGGGATTGGGCAGTTGCTTTAAACAAAGGCGAAGCATTAGAACTTGATTCATCTGATCAAGAAACATTAAAGAACTTTGTTAAGGAAAATGAAAACATGACCATTTATGTTAAGGCTCAATTTTTAATGGCATTAAAGAAATAATGGAACATTGGAATGAAGTAATCTTGCCTGCGTTAACTGCATTTTTTGCATCTGCTATTACATGGATTTTTGGCAGAAAGAAAGCACAGGTTGAAGTTGAAGCAGGTGAGATTACTAATGTCCAAGAGGCGATTAAAATTTGGCGAGAGATGGCAAATGACATGAAGCAAGAAGTTGCCGATTTAAAAATTAAGGTTGAAACCTTGACTACCGAAATTCATAATTTAAGAACTGAAAACATAGAGTTAAGAAGCAAACTTGATGAAGATAAGCCAAAAAGGGTTAGATCTACTAAAAAGATTTGAGGGAGTTAGGTTAAAACCTTATAAATGTACTGCAGGCATTGCCACCATTTCAATCGGATGTACTTACTATCCAGATGGCACAAAGGTAAGAATGACTGATCCAGAGATTAGTCCAGCAAGAGCAACTGAAATATTCTTAAATGTATTAAAGCATTATGAATCTTCAGTTGATTCATTCACAAGGGATGACATCACACAAAACCAATTTGATGCTTTAGTTTCTTTTGCCTATAACGTAGGGACAGGAGCATTAAAGAAAAGCACATTGCTTAAAAAAGTCAATGCAGATCCTAACGACAAATTCATAGAAAGCCAATTTTTAATCTGGAATAAAGTCAAAGGGGTTGAAGTCAAAGGTTTAACATTAAGAAGACAAGCAGAATCCAAACTTTATTTCTCATGAACAAAATAGCATTCCTATTTCTATTTCTTACCATTATATCTTGCAAGACAAACAAGGTAGAAACACATAAGTCTATAATTAAAATAGATACCTTTAGAACTGAAAAAATAGTTCATGTTTTTAATTCAGTAAAGGATACATTAATCATTGAAAACCCCTGCGATAGTACAGGCATTCTGACACGATTTTATAGCAAAATAACAATACCACAAGGGCGCATAATAATAAGGTCTTACAAGGGCAGTATTAAAGCCACAATAGATATAGATTCAATTAAAAGTATCTACGAAAAACAATATCAATCAAGATTAAAAGATAGTCAACATTTGACCTTTGAAAGAATAGTAAGGGAAGTTGTTCCAACATGGGCAATTTTAACTATAATAATTCAAGGGGTTTTGATATTGGTTTGGGTATATTTTAAATTCATATATTAATGAAGAATCAAACGATTGAACAGATTGAATTTAAAAGAAGCAAAGCAAATGATTTGTTGGAAACAATGATGGATGTCATGGA